ATGCCAATTTCAGTACTCGTTATTGCTTTTTTACTTTCTTTAATTGCATCCAATGTTATTAATAGAATATTCCCTCAGTTGCCACTTCCTGCCATTCAACTCTTTTTCGGCATTCTTTTTGGTATTTTCTCAAAAGACCATCAACTCATCCTAAACCCTGAGCTCTTCTTAGCCTTTGTTATTGCACCACTTAACTTTAGAGAAGGCCAAGAAAGCGATGTTAAGAGTTTCCTACGCTCGCGTGGTCTGGTCATTTACTTAATCTTACCAACGGTTATGCTAACAACTGTGCTCATGGGATATAGTATCAATAGTTTATTACCTATAGAAATTCCACTTGCCATGTGTTTTGCGATGGGGGCAGCACTCGCTCCCACTGATGCTGTAGCTTTCTTATCACTTGCCAAACGTTTCAAATTTCCAAAACAAATCAAAAACACATTAACATCAGAAGGATTGCTTAATGATGCCAGTGGTTTGGTAGCCTTTCAATTTGCTTTAACGGCATTAGCAACCGGCTATTTCTCCCTGTCAAAAGCTGGCTTACACCTCTTAATTGCTATTTTTGGCGGTATGGCCATAGGCCTTATTTTTGCTTTGTTAAATCGCATCTTCTTGTCCATTCTTGAGAAATTTAATGCTGCTGACGTTACCGGAGCTTTATTTTTAGAACTCACACTCCCATTTGTGGTCTATTTCCTTGCCCATATGCTTGATGTGTCAGCCATTATTGCTGTTGTTATCGCAGGGGTTATGCAGGCCAACCGTATTAAAAAAGTGACCCTTTTTGATGCTCAGGTCGATCGTGTCACCAATGTGATTTGGGAAACCATTAATTTCATGCTCAACGGTCTTGTCTTTATCATCTTTGGTATCGAGCTTGCTCATTTCACAGGTCCTGTTCTAACCAGTCCAACTTATAGCAATCTTTACCTCCTCATCCTAGTGCTAACCTTAACAACTCTACTCTTTTTGATACGCTACCTCTGCATCTTCATTTTCTACTTTTTCAGGAGCCGTCGCTATAAAAAATCCGTTAAAAAATACTTAAGAGAGATCAACCTATTAACCTTCTCAGGTGTCAAAGGAAGTGTCTCGATTGCCATTGTACTCTTGTTACCGCAAATTGATAGCTTCACCAATAGTTTTATACTTTTCACTGTTGGTGGGGTAACATTGCTGAGCTTTCTAACAGGTTTAGTGATCTTACCAAGACTAGCACCTTTAGCCAATCAGCCTCAAAATTACCTGACAAAAATCGGCATTTTAGCCAGTGTTTTAAAGAAATTAGAAAGAGAAAGTTTAGCATCCAACCATAACCAAGCTGAGCTCTACTATGTCTTAGATACCTATAATCAACGGCTGGAACATCTTATCCTTGAACAAGAACCTAATCACGTCAAAGAGGAATTAGCAGAACTACAATTGTTAATTTTATCAATCGAAAGTGATGGTTTAGAACATGCCTTCAAATATAAGGACATTACAATCTTTGAATACCGACTCTATCAAAATTACCTTAAACACTTAGAAAGACAGGTCAACCGCAATTTCATCTCTAGCTTTGCCTACTCTTTGAGCATTTTCTTGCGGGTCGTCCGACATGTTTTCAGAGAATTTCTATCACTGAGAAGTCTTCTGACCCAACAATTAGCATCTCTGCAGGCTAGAGCCAAACTAACCGATGCCAACCGTGAGCGTCTGACGGAACTGTATCTAAACAATACAGAATTGGTTTTAGAAACCTTAGAAGACCTAGAAGGTTTCTATAATTCCTCACTGGTTAACTTCATCCAAAACCAAAGGCTCCAAAGTGCTGAGCTTATAAAATCAGGACTCTTTGTTGAGCGTGTTATTGCTAATGTCATCCCTGATACAAGTGGCGAAAGACTTTTTGGTTACTATCTGGAACGACAAACTATTCATGAATTTGAAGTTCAAGGACAACTAACAGCACAAGAAGCGCAAACTCTACGTGATGAAGTCAATGAACTTGAAAGCTACTCCCTTAGAGATGATTCATCAAATCTTATTAATGATTACATTAATTATAAACACAACTAAAATCTAGAAATGCTCTAGCTTTTAATCACTACTGTACATTCTTTCAATATTTAGGCAATAACTTTTAGCAAAAAAATAAACCCCTTGAAAATTCAAGGGGTTTATTCTATGTAAAAATTTTTAAAGGTTATTTAAAGGCGGTAGACGGATTTGAAACCAATTATATATCAAGGGTTTAGGGGTGTTTGCCCACCATTTGCCCACCAACTAATGAATTTCTGTCAAAATGCCTCTAACCTCTGCATGGTATTTCTCTTTCATCTTTTCAAACTGGTGGGCATAAACCTTGAGTGTTACTAATATTGATTTATGTCCTAACAATTTTGAGATACTAGCAACAGGAACCTCCTTAAAGATGAGATAGGAAGCGTATGTGTGCCTTAGAGTATGTGGGTGGACTTCTCTCTTGACCATTCTCTTTAAAGCCGTGTTAGTGGCTCTATTTGATGCTCCAAAGAGCACACGACCCTGTTCATTATCTTGCCAATAATTTTCCTTATAGAAAATCAGATGGTTTGCCACATTTTCATTGAATGGAATCTCTCTGACTGATTGTTCATTCTTTGTTTCATCAAAATCTTGAGAGTCAGAATAGTCCCATGTGTTTTCAACCTTGAAAACCTGCCTATCAAAATCTATGTCATTCCAAGTAAGCCCCATAGCCTCAGCAAACCTCATACCACTAACAGCCAAGACATATAATGTCATGTGTGAGATGAATTGTGGGTTTTTCTGTGTCTTAGAGATGACGTAAAGATATTCATCTTCTTCTAGGTAACTTTCTGCCTCTGGCCTTTTCTCCTTCTGAGATTTGACCACAGCCCCTTCTGTAAAATTTGATGGAATAATCTGATCCCGTACAGCAATTTTGACAGCTGACTTGATATGGTAGTGAGTTCTCTCAATAGTATCCTGAGAATACTTTGAGCCAAATTGGTTCAAAAATTCCTGATACCTCACTGGATTCATCTCTTTAAGCTTTATTTGACCAAAATACTTAATAATGTGATTCTTGGTCTGTTCGTAAGAATTCCATGTTTTCTTCTTAATATAGTTTTTTTTATAAAGCTGTGCCCATGCCATATAATAATCAAGCATAGTGACATCAGTGTTTGATAACGGCGAACGACGCAATTCAACTTCTCTTTGTTGCCCAGCCGCTCTAGCTTGTGCCTTTGTTTTGAAGCCTCCAGAAGTTGCTTCATGCCTTTCTCCTAGACTGTCACGATAGACAACACGGTATTCAAAGTATTTCCCTCTTTTTCTAACCGATGCCATTTGTTTTTACCTCATTTTTCTGTTAAAATGGATATAGTAAAGAGGCCTACTGAAAAGCAGGTTCTTTCTATACTACCTATAAGTCTCACACTCAAACTTTGGTTGGGGAGAGTGTGGGGCTTTTTCTGTTAGTCATTAATAATTTTCATTTCATCACTATACTCTTGTGAAATGATTGTGTTATCAGCATCTGAAATAGTAACTATAAGCCCGGGAAGATAATCTTCACTATCAAGTGAATCATCTTTAGATGCTAACCACTCTTTAAAGAGTCTATTTTTTTCTTTCAACAATTCATTCGAAAGGTAAATTTTTCGGCTAATACTTTCACTTTTCCAAGACTCACCAACTCGCGCTGACACATAACTCTTATCAGCACCAACAGAAAAATCAACTTTTTCGCCAGAATCAATAATTTCAGCATTTTCTTTGAAATAAGCCGCGAATCCCTTTGCCTCATCATTTGTATATTTGTAAACTTTCTTCTTCTCTGAAACATTTTCAGACTTAGCAGAGGAATTCAAAGCATCAGAATCATTTTTGGGAGCTGTCACACCAACCAAAACGAAGCATATAATGAAAGCAACTATTGAAATGTTACGATTCTTATTATTTTTTTGTTTTTTAGAAAAATACCAAATTAAAAATCCGCTAGCAATCAATAAGATAGTAAATAGTGTACTCATGTATAATCCCCTTTAAATTAATTACGCTAATTTTCTATACTCATCAAGGACCATCGCTTCATCAGCAAATGTCTTCAAATCATACTTTTCCATAAAAACTAAGTAATTAAAAGATCTATAATCATCAGCCTGTTCAAGTTCTTCTTTTATTAAACAATGAATCATGTGTCTATTAGCCTCAAGCTCACACTTTTCACGGAACATTTCATAAATATGGGGCATGTGTCCTTTATGGCCAAGTTCATGAAATGTGACCTGAACCCGTTTCTTTTCAGGTATAGAGTCGCTCAAAAACATTGTCTTAAGATCAGGTATGTAGAAAGCTTCATCCGCATACAGCTGACTTTCATAGATATCAATTTTAACTCCGAACTTTTCAAAAAGCTCTTTTTCTGTCACAGGCAATCAATCCTTTTCCTACTGTTTTCTTAAATAAATTTCGATGATGTTTTGAATTGCTTTCTTATCTGCATCAGTCAACGGCTTTCCATTGAAGCGCATGGCCGTGCTAGCCAAATGCTCAACATCGACTTCTTGACCTTCAAAGAAGAATCTTTCAGAACCGTTTACTATCATAGGATTATCAGTCCTATCTAAAAGATAGTCAGTACTGACATTGAAATAGTCGGCAATTTCCTTCAACACCTTAGAACTAGGGTTACTACGCTTCAAACGATAGAGCGTGTTAGTCCCATACCCAAGCTTTTCTTCTAAAACATTGATTGATATACCCTGTTTATCAGCTAAATCCTTTATTTTATCGAATGCCACAAACATTGATTCAACAACCTTTCTAAGCACACGAAAAAATAATTTTAAAACATTTGCGTAAAACAGTTGACATTTCTAGTCAAATGTTTTAGAATTATATTCGTAAGCTAAAGAGTTAGCGAACAAGACAACTAAAAAATAAAGCCTAGCAAACTGATTGGCGTCCGTTTTTATAGGTTCAGCCTTACGTTTTAGTGGGTCTTTTCTCTATGCTCCTATTCTAAAACATTTGACTAAAGTTGTCAATATGTAAGCTAACTTTTTAGCAAATTTTGTAAAAAGGAGGAAAAGCATGGGAATTCGTTCAATGACTGTAACTGTTGAAATTGCAAATATGGATAAATTTATTGAGCTTGTTGATGAGTTTAATAAAAAAGCTCGTGAGCTTGAAGGACTTGCTCACGAAGTTAAGACATTTGACTTTAAGGGCAATGTTGCATCAACTGATAGCAACTAGTTCAAAAGCAGCAGCATCGTCAAAAAGATAAATAGGATATTCTTCTTTAGTTGCATAATTATAGAAACTATATCCAAAATTATCTTTTTTGATGTCTTGGTTTTTATCGGAGAGATAATTGAGATTGACCTGTGATAGCAATTTAAACACCTGAATACGAGCGTGTTCTACATCTGTGACCCTTTGCAAAGCCCTCAAGTGCTCTTCACTAGGGAAAGACGCTATCAAATCGATTCTATTATCCAGATAGACTCTTGTATCATCAACATAGCCGTGCTTTATTTTGTAATCTACGAACGAAAGTCGTTCATATTCCTGATAGGTTTCAAAAGTAATATGTTCACCTCTATACTTATAGACAAGACTATCATCTTGAAACTCTTCTTTGAAATCAGTTATGTCAATTAAAAATTTATAGCATGCTTCTAAGATACGAACTTGTTTTAAGTCCATGGCTTGACCTCCTTTCTTTAAAGATCTCAAGCCTATTATATCAAATTTTAGAAAGGAAAAAGATGAGTCAACAACATAAAAAATGGATTCAGCTTGTCAAAGAGCGACTTGCTGAAGAGCAAATGACACAGACGCACTTAGCCCGTGCTTGTGGCGTCGCAAAAGCGACGATCTCAGAGCTACTAAAATACGGAAAAGGCAGTGTCCGTCTAAAAAATAAAGTCTCAGACATTCTTCATATTGACGAAAGCTGGACAGAGCTGGAGGAAGATTGATGACAGTAACAAGAGAAATGACCATTATGGAAATCAATGTTCTCAATGCTATCAAGAATAGCGCTACTTATGATCTTCCGATTCAAGCCAGAGAGCTGAGGCAGCATCTAGGACTTAGCAAACGACCACTTGAAGAAGTCATTGAGAACCTGAGAGTAATTTATAAGCAACCAATTGTGGCCAAAAAAAAACAGCCTAGCGGCTACTATCTTCCAAGAAATGAAGAAGAAAGAAATGACGGCTTAGCCCCATATAAAAGACAGATTTTGACTGAGCAAAACAATCTTGCTGCTATTATGTCTGTCAATCTGGAAGAATATTGGGCAAAAGAAAAAACCTGACGGCAATCAGGCTCTTAATTAAATACACAAGAGGATTATAACATGAATGATCTAATGATTCAAATGCTAGACCAGTTCGAAGCTGGTCTAATGGACAGAACTTTAAAAGTAATGCACGTTGTCACGGATGAAAAGTATAGATTTCCCTTAGAGCTTAATAAGTCACAGTGTTCCTTGATGTTGCTAGGAACGAAAGACACTGGGATGTTTGACGAACGCTTCAATAAATTTGATGATTTCCCACGGATTAAGAATGCTCGCGAGAAATACCCTCGCGATGAAGTCATCGAATGGTATCACAAAAACTGGCAAAGAACAGCCATCTAACAGAAAGTAACTAATCATGGACAAAATCGAATACATCGCACTAGCAACACTTTTAGGAGCTTCTCTCATCCAAAGCCTTGTAATTAGTCATTATAAGAAGATGAACAAGAAACTTGGACAGGAACTAGACTGGGTATGGTCCCCAGAAGGACAAAGACAAATCACTCAAGAAACCCTAAAAAATAAAATGTGGAGAGACTAATGAACGAAGAATATAATCTACTGCCTCAAGACTTACCAGCTGAGCAGTCTGTCATTGGTTCAATCTTCATCAGTCCCGACAAGCTCATCACAGTCGCTGAATTTGTCAAGCCTCAAGATTTCTACAAGCCAGCCCATCAGGTCATTTTCAAGACAATGCTGACCCTTTCGGAAAATGGCGAAGCTATTGACCTAGTGACCATCAGGACAGCGCTTGAAAATCAAGGAGACTTGCAAAACGTCGGCGGTCTGCCCTACATAGCAGAGCTTGTCAACGCTGTACCAACAAGCACCAACGCTGACTACTATGCAAAGATTGTAGCAGAAAAAGCCATGCTTAGAAATGTCATCGCTAACCTATCAGAAAGTCTTTCTTCTGCTTACAGCGGAGATCATTCTGCTGATGATGTCATCGCCAAAGCAGAGCAGGCGCTTATCAACGTAAGTCAAAATAACAACCGAAACGGATTCAAGCCAATCTATGACATTATCAGGCAGAGCCAGGAAAAAATTGAAGAGAGATCCAATACCAAAAGCGAAATAACAGGACTCGCTACAGGATTTAAGGAACTTGACAAGCTAACTACTGGACTGCATGAAGACAATTTGATTGTCTTGGCCGCTAGACCAGCAATGGGGAAGACCGCTTTCGCTCTCAATATTGCCCAAAACGTAGCAACCAAAGAGAAAAAGCCTGTGGCCGTTTTCTCGCTTGAAATGGGGGCGGAAAGCTTGGTCGAGCGCATGCTTGCCGCCGAAGGAACAGTCATGAGCCATCACATCAGAACAGGTCAATTAACTGTTGACGAATGGAAAAGGCTCATCTATGCACAAGGACAGCTTGCTGATGCACCTATCTACATAGATGATAGTGCAGGTGTCAACATTGCCGAAATCAGAGCCAAATCCAGAAAACTATCACAAGAAACTGGCGGCCTTGGACTAATCGTCATTGACTATCTACAGCTTATTACAGGCTCTGGCTCAGACAACAGACAACAAGTCGTGTCAGAGATTTCAAGACAGTTGAAAATTATCGCTAAAGAGTTAAAAGTTCCAGTCATAGCACTCTCACAGTTGAGCCGTAGCGTCGAACTACGGAACGACAAGCGCCCTATCATATCAGATCTGAGAGAGTCAGGCAGTATTGAGCAAGATGCTGACATTGTCGCCTTTCTTTATCGTGATGACTACTATCAGGAAAAGAAAGAAGGTCAGCCAGAAAGCAACATCACTGAGCTGATTATCAAGAAAAACCGACACGGAAGCCTAGGCACAGTCAAGCTCTACTTCCACAAGGAATACACTAAATTTTCAAGCATAAAGGAGGAATAAGATGGCAGAATTTGACCATTATTATACAAATCATATTGCCAAAAAAATTGAATTAGACACACTAACAGTTATTGACTACTATGATCCAGAAAAAGACTATGAGTATAATCTAAGATTTCTCTTTGATAAAAAGAATTCATCCTTGGCTATCACTGGTGATTTTGGTGAATTAACCGCTCGTAATTTTTATAATATGGGCGATTGGAAAAAATTCTACAGTCACTATACGGGCAATTTAGAATATTTTTTAGAAAAAGTTACCTCATCTAGCAGACCTGTTCATTTTTATGATGAAGAAAAAGCAAAGAATGTAATTTTGAAAAATTTCTTTGAGGTAGACAACGAAGATGACTTGTTTGATGATGATTTTTTGATTCTTGAAAATCTTTTTAAAGAATATGATGACAGTAAAGGCTTCAATCATATTCCATCAGAATTCATTGAACGCTTTGAAGCTGATTTTGAAGAATACGAAATCTACAATTTTCTAAGAACCGCTGGTCAATACGTCAACGTAGTATTCAGGCTATATCTAGATGCATACAGCAGAGCCTATGAATATCTAACTACGGAGGAATCATCATGATTAAGAAGACCGATGTTGAAAGTCACATAGCTTTCATAAGAATACCAAAGCCATTGATTCATGATGGAAAGTATAAGCAACTAAGCTTAGCCGCTAAATTCATGTACGGCTTACTTTATGACCGATTGCAACTTTCACTTAAAAATAAGTGGTACGACCCTGACGGATTAGTATTTCAATACTACACCAATGAGCAATTCATGATTGATTTGTCAGCTAGCGAGAAGACAGTTATAAAAATCAAGAAAGAGTTATCAAGCATAGGTTTATTGAAAGAAGTCCGACAAGGAGTCAATCTCCCAAACAGGCTATACCTTAGCGTAGTAACTGGAACTGTAAAAAGTACAGGTCAAGAACTGGAAAATTTACAGTTAGGAACTGTAGAAGATACAGGTCAAGAACTGGAAAATTTACAGGGAAATAAGACTGAGAAGAGTAAGACTGAGAAGAGTAATAATAAATTGTCAATTTGTCAGGAAGTTATCTCCTACCTGAACCTCAAAGCTAATAAACATTTCAAGCTTAATACTGCTAGCCATCAAAAGTTTATCAAGGCAAGGATAAACGAAGGCTATACCATAGATGATTTTAAAAAGGTCATTGATGTCATGACTGCTAAATGGCTAGGAACAGACTTTGAGCAATATCTTCAACCTCAAACTCTCTTTGGGAACAAGATGGATAACTATCTCAACACTGCTATACCAAAACGGCAACAGCTATTAGCAAGCGCGACAGATGAAAGGTTAGGTTTTTAGATGAATTTCAACGAATACAGAAAACGCAAATTTATTGACAAGACCTGTGAACATCATCCTGATTGTCAGCTGTTCTTAATTACCTTGCCTGGTCTGGGAGAGGTTGAGCACTGTGAAGACTGTGCCAGGGAAGCAATCTTGGAACAAGAAGACAACCTCAACAGAAGCTCTGCTATTGACAGCAAGCTAGCTGACACATACGCAGTCTTTGAACGTGACAGCATTGTCTCTGACAAGCTCAAGGCTAAGAGCTTGAACAATTACAAGACTGATGCAGAGATTGACCAAAAGGCCGTTAACTACATCAAGCGAATGGAACAGTTCTACCGACAGGATAGAACAGGCAATGCCATTATTACTGGCCCTTCTGGTGTTGGCAAAAGTCATCTGACTTACGGCTTGGCCAAGTTCATGAACGAACAATTCAAAGCCTACGAATCACCCAAATCAGTTCTTTTCATATCACTGGTGAGCCTTTTTACCAAAATAAAAGAAAGCTTCAATGTTGATAATGGGTACAGACAGGCTGACATGATTGAGCTGCTAACCAGGGTTGACTACCTCTTTCTGGACGATTTGGGCAAGGAGAGTCGCAAAGGCGATAGTCAGAACAATGAGTGGACTCATCAGATTCTGTATGAAATTTTGGACAATCGGAGCAACACGATTATCAACACGAACCTGAGCAGTAAGGAGATTAAGGCCTTGTATGCTGATAATTATGGTAACGGTGCCCTTTCTAGTCGTATTCTTGAGGGTGTGACTGGAAATAGCTTTGCTTATCCAAAAAACATGGAAGATAAGAGGTATTGATGACTGATATAAGGATTTTAGATGCCTGTTGTGGCAGTCGGATGTTTTGGTTCGATAAGAAAGAGCCTCACACAACTTACATGGATAGGCGTGAAGAAGAATTTGAAATTCACAAAAAGAAAATAAATGTGAAGCCTGATATTGTAGCAGATTTCCGTGATATGCCTTTTGAAGATGAAACTTTTAATTTGGTGGTATTTGACCCACCTCATCTTCTATGGGCTGGACAAAGGTCTTTCATGCGTGCTCAATACGGTCAACTTGACATATTGACTTGGAGACTTGACCTACAGCAAGGGTTTGAAGAATGTTTTAGGGTACTAAAGACAGGTGGAACACTTATCTTCAAGTGGTCTGATGCACAAGTAAACGTTAAGGAAATTCTGGAGCTAGTTCCACAACAGCCACTATTTGGTCAGCAACGTGGAACGACACACTGGATGACCTTCATGAAATTCTAGGAGGTATTGATGACCTATGAAGCTACATTCATGCTATATGGTTACAAAGCTGTTCCAATTGACCAGTTTGAAACAAAGGAGTTGGCGGCTCAAGCAATTCTTGACCATATCATTGAGAACTCTTGCATACCTAAACCCAGGGTAGTTGCAACCATGAAAATGCGAAGCAAGGAAATCAGGATTGATTATGGTTCTAAAACTTGCTACTACTTGATTACTTTAATTAAATATAAAACGGAGAAAAAACAATATTAAGAAAGGTTTGTAAAATGACATTAGACGAATTTAAAAAATATTACGAAGAATTACAAGAAAAATATGACGTGATAGAGATTACGTACGAAGAATACGCTAGTGATTTAGATTGGCTTGTTCGTAAGTTTTTGGAGGGCAAACAATGAACTATACAGTGACTGTACGTAAAAATGACGTACTAATCGAGACTCATTACTTTGAGTCGCATTTAAAAGCACGACAAGCGAGACTTGAGCTACAAGCTAAGTACGCAGATGGATACAAGATTGAGATTGATGAGGTGGAGTAATGAAATTAAACGACAAATTGCACAAGCAGTCAATTGTGATTGCTGTATTAACTGTGTTGGTCAGCATGTTATTAATGACAAATATTGCATTGTACAACTACTACCAACCGCAAATCGATGGCTTACAACAGCAACTAATACGCACGCAGTACAGACTTAAACAGTCGTCTGAGCAAAACCAGAGACAGACTAAACGGATAGCAGAGTTGACTGGTAATGGGGGATAAGGATGATAAAAAAGCTAAAAGAAATAAAAGAAGCTATCAAATTCTTAAAACTTTTTAAAAAGAAAGACAGCAATATCATGCTTGTGTCCTTCTTTGGAGAATTCCATTATTGCAAAATAAATTCTATTAGACGAGATATTAACGGTCAAATAGATGTCGAAAGCACAGAAATTGATATATTAAGCGAGGTAGCAAATGAAGATTGAATATTTAAAACGAGGTACACCGATTTGGGTTAGAGGTTACGTAGACGGAGTTGGAAATATAGATTTCCTCGACAGTGAAAGAAATGTTGACGAGCTGGATTGGTTAATTAAAGACGATATTTATTACATGTCAGATAGTGATTTTAGATTAGATGAGCCTGACATCGACCAACCAAAACCAGAAGTTCCGCAGTTTGTGGCGGATTGGTTGGAAGGATTGAAGAAAGAATTTCCCGACAACTTACCTAATCAACTCTATCATGTTACAAGGCAAGGTTGGGGTCATGGATTGGAATATAAAGATAGTAACACCAAAGAAATGAAAACTCTTTATAACTGCAGGGGAAAGATTAAGAAAGATTTAGTTAACGCTCTTATTTACGGCTACACAGTCAAAAAGGAGAAGCTTTACACGATTGAGATACCGAATCCGAATATAATTGGAAACGTACATATTGTACTTGTGAAAAATGGATTTGGGCAAATTGTGATGCTAAGGGTTTGCGGGGATGACTGGCGAACTGATAAAGGTTATCAAATCACCGAATCAGAAATTCGAAAAGATTTTGAGTGGGCATGGCAGTTTGCAAAGCTTGTGGAGGTGGAGTGAAATGAATAAGCAAAAGTTTTTTACAGACATAATAAATAGTTTAATACTACATGCAAAAAGTCAAGGTGTATCAACAAATGATATATCGGACAAGTGGCACACGTTTGGGGATTTATATTATCATAGAATGATTTTGACATTGGCGCTCATGCGACAAAATAAGGATAAAGCATGGAAGTCAAAACAGCATCATGACGGGACAATGTTTGAAGATAGTTTTATCTGTGGGTTCGATACCCCAAAAGGTCAATATAGTTACCATTACGACTTAGAATATTGGGATCTATTTAATGTTAAAGAATTAGATAAAGCTCCAGAATATGACGGGCACAAACCGGAAGATGTCACAAGATTATTATCATTGGAGGACAAATAAATGACTGAAGAATTAGGAGTGTTGCTGTTAGATTTGCCAGAACCGAGTTGGAAGTTTAATTATTTATGTTATGAAAACATAGATTGTCATAACAAGAAATTAACTGTAAGTTCAACTAACAGCTCATGTGAAGTAAATTTTTATGCCCACAAATGCACACGCAAAGAAGCAGAACAGTTTCCGCAGGTTAAATGGGTAAGTTTGGAGGGGTTGAAATAACATGGAGTACACAACAGAATTAAATGGCAAAAAGTTAATCTATGGTCCACTTGTAGAAAACTCAAATTTTACAGCGAAAGAGTGGTCAGCAATCTATGCAGAGACTGTAAAACAGAATCAGCCAGAAGTGTTTGGAACAAAAAAGAATGACAAAGACTATATTGATGTTTTTGGAGCGCTTATTAGTCTGGAAGAAAGGTATGAAGTATTACTTGAAAATTTACCGCAGAATAGTTACTCAAAAGCTGGCACTCATCCTATGTGGGTTGCAAATGCAGTTGAAGACAATACATTAAATAGAGAAGCAACAACAGCTGACATCTCTGAAATGATTGAAAACTGTGAAAGTTTAGAAGAACTCGTTGAAGAATTGACAGATTATTTTGAGTTGGAAGTAGAATAATGACATGAGGTATTAACAAATGACTAAAATAATTGGATTTGGTAGAGCTATTGGAAAGACAACAATGGCTATCTTAGAAAGTTATGCAACAGGAAATTATATTGTTTGCGCAAATCGTGTAACAGCTAAAGCGACATTTGATTATGCACAACAGTTAGGCTATACGATTCCTTATCCACTTGCAGCAACTAGTCCTGAATTTCAAGATATAGCAATGCGTTCGAGATTTACTGAGAGAATCATTATTGATGATGTAGAAATGGTTCTTGCAGCGCTGACTAGAAGTCATATAGAGACAATTACTTTTTGCAGTAATGATTTGCAGTTTGCAGAAGACCGCTATATTGAAGAGCTGTCTGAGCTAAAAAAAGAATTGAATGCTTGCTATAAGGAAAAAGCTGCTGATCAACAGAAGATAGAAAAATTAAAAGATAAGTGTGTCGATATGCTTCAGACAATAGCTGACTATGAGTGGGATAATATGTACAGAGCAGATAGATTTGCTAAGGCTAATACACGTAGATGGAGAGCAAAATGAATAGATTTAAAGAAGTCAGAAAACATCGTGGATTAACTAGGAAAGATGCTGCTAAATTAATCGGCTTCTCGGATGGCACAATGGCTCGCTATGAGGCTGGAGAAGCAATAACTACTGATAAAGTTGAAATTCTAGCCCAATTCTACAATGTCAATCCATCTTGGCTAGTTGGCTGGATTGATGAATATTCTCAAAAACAATCAACTAGTACAGTTGTTGAAAAGCATATTTGCAGAATACCTCCATACTGGGAAAACGACAACGAAGGTAGAATCATCAAATGGAAAGAATCAAGAAAAGCATTTTAAGGAGAACAAAATGAACGGTTATGAATTTATGTCACAGCATCCATATCTAACAAGCTTTATTGCTTTCATCATCTGTATCACAGTTATCAGCACTATTGAAAATATCACTAAGATTTGGAGAAAACCAGATGAACAAAAGAATCAAGAAGAAGAAAGCTAAGCTGTCCTTACAACGTGAGCAAGAAATATTGGCTCAAGAAATGGCTCAGCTAACCTCTGAACAGCTTGAATGTATCACTAGAACCATCAATCAAGTATTTCATGAATTAGGTAAAGCCATTGCTTACTGTTTCGATGGATTAGTGGAATTTTTCAAAAATTTGGAGGGAACGTTTGAAAGTATTGAACAACAGAGAACTATACAACCTAGACCAAGAACTGTTCAAGTTCAAAGGTATAGAGCGGGCTATCTGGATAAGAAGAGCGGAGCTCATGTCCAGCAATGGGGAAGAAATTGTAGGAAGTCGTGGCGGAGGTATCAGCAAGCCAACAGAAAGCACGGTCATCAAACTAAGCACAGACGTTCCACTAAGAAACCTAGAGCTGTTCAAAGAAACCGTTGAAACCTTCATGAAGGAACTCACTGCTGAGCAACGTGATATCTTTGAATTGAGGTGGGGGCAAGCCTGTCTTGACTGGGAAGAAATTGCTGAGAAAATGTATATCAGCACTGCCACCGTTTACAGAAAGCGTAACAATATCCTTGAAACCTATGCAAGAACTAAAGGTATTTTGTAAAATGAGAAAATAAGCCCTTGTATTCTCACTAAAAAGCTCTTATCATGATAACATGAACTTCTGAAAACAAAACGCAGTCAATTTGTAGGAAACCATCCTTAATCTTTAACAGAAGAGTTGTTTCAACAGAAGTTACGAAAGCCAGCCCAGTTGCTGGCTTTTTGCTTTGGTGAAGGGAGGAAGATATGGAAGAGGTCTCACCAATAAAAGACAATGACGATATCCAGGCCATGAAAGACTATCTCAGAGAATGGAATGAAATGTATTACATGCTATTCATTACAGGGCTAAACACTGGACTGAGGGTCGGAGATATTCTCACACTCAAGGTCAAAGATGTCCAGGGCTGGCATATTAAGCTAAGGGAAAGAAAGACTGGCAAGCAGATTACTAGACGGATGACCAAGGAACTAAAAAAAGAAATGAGGCGGTATGTCGAAGATAAACCATTCCACCACTTTCTATTCAAAAGCCGTCAAGGTAAGAACAAGCCTATCACTCGTGAAAGAGCCTATCAGATTATTCATGAAGCAGCTGAAGAACTTGGCATAGATAACGTAGGCACTCACACCATGAGGAAAACCTTTGGTTATAAATACTACAATAAGACAAAGGACGTAGGAACATTACAGAAAATGTTCAATCATTCATCACCAGCAATCACACTCAGGTATATTGGGATTGAGCAAGCTGAGCTAGATGATGCACTACGGAACTTTGTCATTTAATTTTTAACTATCACCTTCACATATTGAGCTAAGAATAAACTGGTAAAATCAAAAGGCTGAAAAGCTAAGTTTAACAATGGTTTCAGAAAAAGCATGAGTTTAACAAAATATAAGATATGTGAAAGTGAGTGACAGAATTGGTCTAGTTTTCAAGAGGTAAAGAAATGATAAAAGAATATTACGATACATTCCTCGGGGAAGGTGCAACAACAAAATTAATAAATGATATTAAAGCCAATCCAGGAATAAAATTTGATATTGTTGGATATACTCAGGTTGCTGTCAATGATTTATTCGTTAGGTCTAGTATACTTGTTCAGTGGGAAAATAATTTCAAAGAATCAAAATGAGAAAATATGCTCTTGTATTCTCACAAAAAAGGATTTATTATGATAGCATAGTTTCTTTTGGAGAGTAGGGATAGGTTTCTGACCTGTCCCTTTTGTATTGCTAGGGAGAGTTATATGGACTATTACAAACCAGTTAGACGAACCCTGAAAACAAAGAAGTGGGAAAAGTTCCGTGACAAGATGATGCGGAAGTTTAATTATCTTTGCCAAGAAAGTTTGAGGTATGGTCTATCAGTTCCAGCTGAAATGATTCACCATATCTTTCCAGTCTCTGAATATCCTGAACTTGAGTTTGTGGAATGGAATTGTCTAGCATTATCTAATCGCAAGCACAATACATTTCATGACAGAACTAATGATAAAGTTATTGGAAATGGAATTTATTGGCAGAGAAAGAGAAAAAAGGAATTTGAGGAATTTTATGCTTACCCCCCCACTTTTTGAAATTTTCTTGAGCGTCTTGGGAACCGGTGAAGGGAACTTTTTCCAAGTCGGAGGTGCTCAGAGAAAAAGGGGGTAAAAACTCAGCGATTTTTGAGAAAGGAGGTTAGTTTTTGGCTAAACCAGTTACAGTAAAGTCAATCAAGACAAAAGTGGTCAAGAAGATGAAAGACTTGGGGACTTATCGAAAAGAATTTGAAATGATCATTGATATCTTTGCTGGTATGCTGTATCAGTACCAAAGGCTAGCTTCTGACTATGAGGAGATGGGTTATCCTGTCACAGATGTCTATGTCAATAAGGCTGGTGCTGAGAATGAGAGGAAAGTTCCTATCCTGACAGCAATGGAAATACTCAGGAAAGATATTCTGAGTTATTCTAACCAACTGATGTTGAATCCGAAATCACTTGGTGAGGTTGTAGAACAGGACAAAGGCTCACCACTTACTGAGGTCATGAAGTTCAAGAATGAGCTGAAAAAGAAGAGGGTGAAAGATGGATAAAGAATTTGAGATTAGATTCTCAGCCTTCCGTCACGCTCTGACCAATCTGGGTAAAGCCAAAGCCTACGTTGACTATGTGCTTAACTTTCAAGAAGAGCACAATGAAGAACGTATCTTGGCCGTTGAACGCTTTCTCAGGGATTTGGAAAATCCAGCCTATGAACTTGATGAAGATATAGTTGATTTTGCTGTTCACTTCATCGAAAACTCAATTGTGCACCAACAAGGTGATGACATGTTTGCCATGTCGATTCGTAACAAGCCTCTGATTTTGCAACCATGGCAACATTTCACGGTTGTTAATCTCTTTGGTTTCTATCATGCTGGGACTAATGAACGTAGGTTCAAAGAAGCTTTGATTATGCTTGCTCGTAAAAATGGTAAGACCAGTTTTACGGCTGCTATCGCTCTGCTTTATCAGATACTAGATTCTGATAGTGGTTCAAAATGCTACATCGTTGCCAACTCAGTCAAGCAAGCACTGGAAGCCTTTAATTTCATCAAGTTCAACGTTGAACGATGGAATGACAAGTCTATCCGTATCAAGGATAATAACCAGGAACACTCTATCACAGCCAATTTTGGTGATGATGGGTCATTCTATATTCAGGCCTTGGCCAATGATGAGAGCCGTTTGGACTCACTCAATGGCAATGTCACAGTTATTGATGAAGCTCACACCATGCGAAACTCCAAGAAGTATGGCCTCATGAAGAAAACAATGTCAGCATACCGAAACAGTATGCTTTTTGTTATTTCAACGGCTGGGGATATTCCAACAGGCTTTCTTTCTAATAGGCTGAAATACTGTCAGAAGGTACTCAAGCAGTTGGTACAGGACGAGGCATTGTTTATTTTCATCTGTAAAGCTAATCAGACAACTGATGGAGATGTTGGTGACTATCTTGATGACAATGTTTTGAAGATGGCTAACCCTTCATGGGGTGTTACGGTGTCCATGCCAGCCTTGAGAGCTGAAGCTGAGCAAGCAATGAACGATCCACAGACTAGGAATGAGTTTTTCAATAAGACTTTGAATGTCTTTACTAACTCTATGAATGCCTATTTCAATCCTGATGAGTTTATTGCTAGTGATGATTGTTATGATTGGAGCTTGGAAGAGCTGGCTCGCTTTCCTATTAAGTGGTATGGTGGTGCTGACTTGTCAAGGCTACATGACTTGACAGCGGCTTCTTTGTATGGGGTCTATAATGACGGCGAAAAGGATATTGATATTTGTATCACTCATGCCTTTTTCCCTCGTGTCAACGCTCAGAAGAAAGCCAATGATGATGGTATTCCACTTTTTGGGTGGCAGTCAGACGGTTGGTTGACAATGAGTAACACTCCAACGGTACTCTATGATGATATTGTTAAATGGTTCATCAATATGAGGGCAAAAGGTTTTAAGATTGCTGCTGTTGGTATGGATAGAAAGTTTGGTCGTGAGTTTTTGACCAAGATGAAAAAGGCTAAGTTCAAGATGATTGACCAGCCTCAGCTTTTCTATCTGAAATCTGAGGGGTTCAGGAGGATTGAGTTCAAGGTTAAGAATAAAGAGTTTTATTACTTACATTCAGAAGCCTATGAATACTGTGTCAGCAATGTCAGAGCGATCGAAAAGGTGGATGACGCTGTGCAATATGAAAAATTAGACGGTGACGGTGGTACAGCAAGGATTGACTTGTTCGATGCCAGCGTTTTTGCTTGTATTCAGGCTCTTGCTCACCTTGGCAAGAATCAGAATGTGATGCAATTCTTTGATTAGGATAGAAAGGAGGTGAGATAACATGGGATTTTTAGATAAACTTTTGAGACGAAATAAACAACAGTCAGTGGTCAACATGCTAAGTCATTCTAATTTCGGAGTAATCTTTGATGGTGACAACTACATTCCCTTGGCTCGGAATCCTGATGTGATTATGGCAGTCAATAAAGTTGCTGACATGGTTTCAAATATGACCATTCATTTGATGGAAAACACTGACAAGGGTGCTATCCGTGTCAAAGACGGTCTAGCTCGTAAAATTGATGTGAATCCGTGTGAGCACATGACAAGAAAAACATGGATTTTCAAGATTGTCCGTGATTTATTGCTATATGGTGACGGAAACTCTGTTCTTCATGTGGAATATGACCCTGTAACTGATTATATTCTGAACTTGAGACCTTTTCCGATGGGTGAGGTATCGTTCAAAACCAACGATAAGACATACTTAATCAGCTACAAGGGCATTGACTATGAACCAGATGAGGTTGTTCACTTTGCCATCAATCCTGACCCAGACACTCCATTCATTGGAACTGGGTTTAGATTGGCTTTACAGGACATTGTACGAAACTTGAACATGGCCACTCAGACCAAGAAAGGTTTTATGAGTGGTAAGAATGTTCCTAGTTTAATTGTCAAGGTAGATTCGTCAGATGCTGAGCTTGCAACTATGGAAGGCCGTGACAAGATTGCTAAGAAATACTTAGAGACCAGTCAGGCTGGTGCTCCTTGGATTGTTCCTGATGCCTTGATTGATGTGCAACAGGTCAAACCACTGAGCTTGAATGATATTGCTTTGAATGAGTCTGTAGAAATTGATAAAAAGACAGTAGCTGGACTTTTAGGAGTGCCAGCTTTTGTTTTAGGGGTTGGAAACTTCAACAAGGTTGAATACAACAACTTTGTCAATACAACAATCATGAGCATAGCTATAACTATTACTCAGACTCTGACAAGGGACTTGCTTGTTTCAAGTAATCGTTACTTCAAATTCAATCCACGTTCTCTTTATTCATACGACATCACAGAATTGTCTTCAGTTGCTAAGCAGATGACTGACAGCGCTGCTATGCGTAGAAATGAGTGGCGAGATTGGGTTGGAATGACTCCTGATCCTGAAATGGATGAAATCATTGTTCTTGAAAACTATCTGCCACAAGGAGAGTTAGGCAATCAGAGCAAACTAATCAAGGAAGGAGGTAAAACCGATGAAGAAACGTAAGGCTTATATGGCCACTCAATTTCAAACCAGGGAAGAACAAGAATCTGGTGATTTGATACTGAGCGGCTACTTCATTAAGTTTGATGAAGAGACTGAGCTTTGGCCTGGTTATTTTGAGGTTATCAAGCGTGAGGGTGTAGAAAAAGCCATCCATGGCGCTGATATTCGTGCCTTGTTTAATCATGACCATAGCCTGGTTCTTGGACGGACTGGAAATGAAACTGTGACACTGGGTGTTGATGACATTGGTCTCTTTGGGGATATCGTTATCAATAAAAATGACCCTCAAGCTGTCGGTGCTTATGCTCGTGTTCAACGTGGTGATGTGATTGGTTGTAGCTTTGGCTTTATGCCTATCAAAATCAATACAGAAGAGCGTGATGACGGTTCTTACTTGGACACTATTCTTGAATTAGAAATATTTGAAGTGAGTCCATGTACTTTCCCAGCATATCCACAGACTGAAATTGCTGCACGTCAAAGAGACTTTGAAAGTCAACAGCGTGTTAACCGTGAGGCGCTTGATAAGCGTAAAAAAGAAATTAAGGAGAAATTTAAGCTATGAATAAGGCTCTAATTTTTGGCGCTCGTATGCGTGCTAAGGCTACTAAAGTAGTTGAACTTGAAGAGTCCATTAAGGACTTGAACAAACGCTCTGCTCTTGAAGCAGAGAAACTTGAACGTGCTGAAACTGAGGAAGAAGTGTCAGCTGTTGAAAAATCACTTGAAGAACTCCAGACAGAGTTGGCGACTAAAGAAGCTGAAAAAGCTGAGCTGGAAAAAGAAATTGAAGACCTTCAGAAACAAATTGATGATCAAAATAGTAAGTCTCCTGATTCTGGGGAGCGTGGAGGAAATAAAAACATGAAACAACGTGAAGCTGTAGCGAAATTTATTCGCTCGTATGGGCAACGCACTGAAATCACTGGACTAAAAACAACTGATTCAGGTAGCGCTGCACTCATTCCAGTTGAAAAATTAAAACCAAAATACATTGAAAAGAACAGAAATCCTTTATTGGATTTAGTCACTAGTGTGAAGGTAAATAGTGGTGGCGGAACATACCCTGTTATCAAGAAAACAGACAACAAGATGGTATCTGTCAAAGAATTGCAAGCTAATCCAGAGCTCGGAAAACCAAAAATTAATGATGTGGCATACGCGATTGAAACGTATCGTGGATATGTACCAGTATCGCAAGAAATGATTGACGATGCAAGCTATGACATCATGTCAATCGTAGAAGACGAGGTGGCAAATCAAGGAGATAATACAACATTATCTCTTATCACTACTATTTTAAAAACTGCTAGTGAAGCTAATGCTATTGGTCTTGATGGATTGAAAGATATCATCAATACTAAATTAAAGACTGTCTACAATGCTAGTATTGTAGTTACAAAATCAATGTTTAATGCTCTTGACAAGGTCAAAGATAAAACAGGAAATTACATGTTACAACCAAACGTTACTTCTCCTACTGGGTATTCTTTTGGCGGAAAAACAATTTACACTGTAGAAGATACAGACCTTGGCTTAGCTAATGAAATGAAATTCTTTATTGGGGAAATTGAAGTATTTCTTACATTATTTGATCGCCAAGAAGTCTATGTAAAATGGGTTAATAATGATGTTTATGGTCAACTACTCGGACTATTTATGCGTATGGATATTAAGAAAACAGACGCTGATGCTGGATTCTTTGGAACATATACTGATGCTGTTGGATAAGGGGAAAGTACATGGTTTATAAAGTAATTCGTCCTTTTAAGGACATGTCAGACATGGACGGTCATGAATATGCTGAGGGTGACCGCTACCCTCGTAAAGGGTTTGAGCCAGCTGAAGACTTTGTGAATGGTCTTCTGACTGGCTCCAATAATGCTGGTTCAATCTTCCTGGTTGTCGATGAGGACGTTGAAGAAGAATCTGGCACTGATGAAGTACATGAGACTACTGATGAGGAAACTCCAGTTGAAGAAGAAATTACAACTGAAAAACCAAAACGCAAACGCACAACCAAGAAAGCTGAGGCATAAACATGAATGAGGGTCAGCTTTTAGAATTGCTTAAACTCAAGCTAGGAATTTCCACAGATTTGAGAAACAAGCCATTACAGAAAATCATTTCAAGTGTCATCACTGAACTAACCGAGAATCTTGGTGTGGACTTGGTTTCTGATCGTGCTGACCATGAAATGTTTGTGGTTGATTTTGCTGCTTACCGTTATGAAGGTGGTGTGGATATGCCACGTCATCTTCAGTGGCGCTTGCACAATTTACAAGTTTCATCGAAAGGAAAGGTCAGCGATGTGGAATAATGAGATCACACTGATAGTCAAGAAAATCACTGGTCAAGACAAACTGAAACAGAACATCACTGAGGAAGTTAAAACTAAGATGTTATGTCGCAAGCAGTCAATTACCAGGTCAGAGTTTTATCAGGCTAATCAGGCTGGGATTCGTCCAAGCTTAATTGTTGATATCCATAGCTTCGAATATGATAATCAGGAACTAGCAGAGTTTGACGGTAAGAGATACCGCATTATTAAGACATATCCAGTTGACCTTGAAATTCTTGAATTAACTTTGACGGAGAAATTGTCATGAGTAATGATTTAGCCGGTATGATTGTTAAAGAGTTGGCAGCTTACTCAAAGGAAGTTGATGATGAAGTTGATGAGATAGCTGAGGAAGTCGCTGAAGAGACCGTCCAAGAACTAAAAGAAAATAGCCCTAAAAGGTATGGTAAGTATCGCAGAGGATGGCGCAAGAAGAAACTGGCAACAGGTTCTTATGTTGTTTACAATATTGTTGCTAGTCTTACACACATACTTGAAAAAGGGTACCTATCAAGGAACGGTGGACGTGTTGCTGGTATAGTTCATATTAAGCCAGCGGAAGAAAATGCTATTGAGACTTTCCAAAAAAGAATCAAGGAGCTTGGACGATGAAACTATCAGAGTTTGCAGAAATTTTGGAACAGGCTGAATTGCCTGTCACTTACAACGCTTATCAGGAAGGAAATGTCCCTGATTTGCCTTATCTAGTTTATTTTGAATCAAATCCTATTGTCAATGCTGCTGACAACACTGTTAATCATCAAATTAAGTCAGTTATTGTCGAACTTGCGTTTGAGCGAAAGGATGAAGTACTGGAAGAAAAATTAGAAGAGCTATTGAATATCAATAAGCTCTTTTTTGAAGTTGACGATGAACAGTTCATAGAAAAAGAAAGGCTTTTTGTTAAAAGTTATTCTGTTTATTTATATTAGAAAAAGGAGAAAAAATGGTCGCTAAACCAGAAAATAAAGTTACCTATGGTCTTGAAAATGTCCATGTTGCACCAATTACAACTATTAGCACAGATGGGACAATTACTTATGATACAGTCTTTAAGATGCCTGGTGCAATGGAATTAAAGATTGATCCAGCAGGCGAAAACAAACCTATCAAAGCAGACAACATTGATTTCTATACTTTTAATTCAAATGATGGATATCAAGGAAAATTGAAAATCACAAATATTTGTCAAGAATTTCTTACAAAAATCTTAGGAGAAATCGTTGATGGAACTACAGGTGTTGTCACTGAAAAAGCTGATGCTGTTAATACACCGTTTGCCATCATGTTTCAATTTGAAGGAGATGCTAAGAAAACTCGTTATGTACTTTACTACTGTTCAGCAAGTCGTCCATCAGATGGTTCTTCTACAAAAGATGGTTCGTCAGTTAACGAACCAGAACTAGAATTCAAAGCTGGACCACGGCCACTTGATAAAGTCGTTAGACGTAAAGTCACATCACTTGACGATGCTACAGTTTACAAAGATTGGTTTACTAAACCATACGAACCAACAGTTGTTGGTGCTTGATAGGAGGGCATAATGAGACGATCTATTTCCATTGACGGTGTAAATCATGAATTGGCTAGTAATGCATTCACACCAATTGCATACAAGGCTGAATTTGGTCGAGATTACTTTAGTGATTTGTTGAGTATGTTCAAAAATGAAGAGTCAAAACTTGCTCTTGCAGAAATGGTAAAAAACCCTAATATTGATCCAAGTCATATTGACTTATCAATCTTAGCTGATTTTGATATGACTTTTTTCAATCGAATGTTTTGGGTACTAGCTAAATCAGCTAATTCAAAAATCACTTCATATCAAGATTTTTTCATGAGTATGGAATCATTTCCAATAAACGAGGTTGCACCACTAATCATGGAAATGATTAGTCAGGAGACTACTACCTCAAAAAAGTTGACACCAGTTCAAGCGCAAGCGATGAACCTTTCACGGTAGAAACATACCTTTCTTGTTGCAAAGAAACTGGTCTATCAATTGAAGATTTAAAAAATATATCTATTGGTATGGCCTTAGATTACCAACAAGATTACATTGATTTAAGAACTGAAAACAAATCAGAAACAAGGTCGGCTACACAAGCAGACTTTGATAATTTTTAATAAAACGTTTTTGAGAAGGCGATTCTACGGCATTTTCAGACTTTATCAATTGATAAATAGTCGAGAAAGCTTTGTATAATCGCCTTTTTATTATTTAGAAAGGAGGAAAAATGGCGAGTAATATTAAAGGTATTAAAATTGAAATTGATGGCGATACACAACCTTTGCAAAAAGCTCTTAAGGATGTCAATAAGGCAGCAAGTGATGCAACTAGTGAGCTGAAACAGATTGACAGAGCTTTGAAATTTGATCCAGGCAATGTAACATTGCTAGCACAAAAACAAGAATTACTTGGGAAGCAGGTCAATAATACAAAGGAAAAACTCGAGGCATTAAAACGAGTACAAAATGATGTTGAAAATCAGTTCAAATCTGGCGAAATTGGCGCTGATCAATATAGAGCTTTTCAACGTGAGGTTGAAGTTACTTCAAATGTTTTAAATAGCTATGAAAAAAAGCTTGAAAATGTTAATCAAGCTTTAAGTGGAAATGGGCAAGCTATGGAAAGCAATGCTAATTCCATGAAGAGTATGCAGTCGGAAACCAATAACCTACTTAAGGCAGATTTACTCAATGATTTTTCTGATAAGTTGTCAAATGCATCAGATAAACTTATTGAAATGGGGGAGAATTCCCTTGAAGCCTTCCGAGAGGTTGATGATGGCATGGACACAATTGTCACTAAAACCGGTGCATCAGGTGATGCACTTAATGATATGAGTGACATTGCAAAGAACCTTACAACAACTATCCCAACTGATTTCGAAACGGCTGGAAGTGCCGTTGGTGAGCTTAATACTCAATTCGGTTTAACCGGCGATGCTTTATCAGCCGCATCTGAACAAGTTATAAAATTTGCAGAAATTAACGGTTCAGATGTGACATCATCTACTATATCAGCAAAACAAGCTATTGAAGCTTATGGACTCAGTACAGATGATTTAGGTAGCATTCTTGATACAGTAACATATACAGCCCAAGCAACAGGTGTTTCTGTTGATGACCTGATGAATAAGGCTGTGGATGGCGCACCTCAAATTAAAGCTCTTGGACTGTCATTTGATGAAGGTGTTACATTGATGGGGAACTTCGAAAAGAGTGGTGTAGATTCTTCTGCCGCATTAAGTTCACTTTCAAAAGCTGCTGTTAATTATGCAAAAGATGGTAAGACTTTACAACAAGGTCTATCTGAAACTGTTAGTGCCATTAAAAACAGTTCTAGCGCAACAGAGGCGTTAACTCTGGCTTCTGAAATTTTCGGGACAAAAGCCGCTCCAAGAATGCTTGATGCCATTAAACGAGGAGCATTTTCAATGGACGATTTGAGTGTTGCTGCTAAAAATTCTAGTGGTGCAGTCTCAAAGACTTTTGAATCAACGCTCGACCCTATAGATAAGTTTACAACTGCCCAAAATACTGCAAAACTTGCTTTGGCTGAAGTCGGTGATGCTATTGCAGCAACCTTGGCACCAATTATGCAACAACTGGCCGAACTTGTGAAAAATCTAGCTACATGGTTTAGGAATTTATCACCAAGCATCAAACAAGTTGCTATTATCTTTGGAATTATACTGATTGCAGTTGGAGCATTATTACCTGTATTCTTAGCCTTACAAGCTGCCGCTTTTGTCGCTGGAACTACAATAGGAGGTTTATTTGCAACTTTCCTTCCAATAGTTGCTATTGTTTTAGGAATTGCAGCTGTCATCGCCTTATTAGTAGTTGGTATAAAAGAATTATGGCAAAACAATGAAACATTTAGAAATATTGTAACTAGTGTATGGGAAACAATAAAAAATACAATTATAACTGTTATTCAAAATGTTACTAACTTCATACAGAGTGTATGGGGGACTTTGACAACTTGGTGGCAAACAAATCAAGAATTAATAAAATCTAGTGCCGATACAGTATGGAATGGTATTAAAAACATAATCACAATAGCCATGCAAGTTCTTGGCCCAATTATTCAAGCAACTTGGTCCAATATTAAAGCAGTTATTACTAGTGCTTTGGAAATTATCAAGACTGTTATCAATACTGCCATTACAATTGTGACAGGGTTTATGACAGCAGGAATGCAAATGATAAACGGGAATTGGTCTGGCGCTTGGGAGACAATCAAAGGCGTCATGAGCAGTGTTTGGGAGTCTATCAAATCAATTATATATACAGCAGTAAATACTGTTGCTCAAGTTATTTCAAACACATGGAATGCTTTAGTTGTTACAATTCAATTCATTTTAAACATGATTTATAACATAATTATGTCTGTTTGGAATAGTATTATTAGCTTTATTACTGGTGTAATTAACTCAATTACTCAAACAATCAGTAATGGATTTAATACTATTCACAATACCATTTTAAATGTTATGAATGGAATACTGGGAACTGTGCAAAATGTTTGGAATAGTGTCAAATCAACTATTTCAAATGCTATAAACAGTGCAAAAGATGCTGTTAGTACAGCAATCAATAGTATTAAGAGTCTGATGAATTTCTCTTGGAGTTTACCAAGGCCAAAAATTCCAAAATTTAATATCAGCGGTGGTGAAGCTCCTTGGGGATTTGGTGGAAATGGTTCATTACCTTCAATATCTGTTTCATGGTTTGCAAAAGGCGGTATCTTAACAAAACCAACAGCTTTTGGTATGAATGGAAATAGTATCATGGCTGGTGGAGAAGCTGGACAAGAGGCTGTTCTGCCGCTTAATAAAGATACTCTTGGAATGATTGGTGATCGTATTATGTCAACAGTTTCTGAAAGAATCGTTATACAGCAACCGCAACAAGAGGCAACAATCATTTTAAATCTTGATGGGAAAACATTTGCTAAATTAGTTGTTCCTTTTATAAGTTCTGAGCAAGCACAAAGACTTCAAATTGTAGAAACAGGAGGCACAATTCTATGAAACATTATGGGATAACATTTAATGGCCGGCATTCTTTCAAAGATGAAGGTCTTCTTCTTCTTGAGGATAAAGAAATCACTATTCCTGAAAAAAATAAAATTGTGATTTCCCCTCCTTACTCAAATAACGTCTATGATTTTTCAACTGTTTATGGAGGACAGCTCTACAAGCAACGTACATTGACTTATCAAATCAAGATTATGAATGATAATCGCAGTACAAAAGAAGCTATGAACATGACTGAAACCAAAGTTATTAACTGGCTCATGGGCTCTACAGGCCTTCAAAAGCTAACTGACGATGCTATACCTGGTTACTACTTCTTAGCTGAGGTTCAAGGAAATTCATCATTTCAAGAAGATTGGAATCATGGAGTCTTAAAAGTAACTTTCAAAGCTTATCCGTTCAAAATTTCAGAATCTGCTGAAGGAAATGATATTTGGGATGACTTTAATTTTGAACTAGATGCCTTCCAAAAAGTTTCATTTGAGGTATTAGGTTCGCTTGATATTCTTCTTGTAAATACAGGAATAAGCCTTGCTAGGCCTGTAATTACAGCATCAAATAATTTTACATTAACAAAAGATGGTGTTGTCCATTCAATAGTGACTGGAAGTAGAACATATGACTATTTCACATTAGACAAAGAAAATCAAATCCATATCGAAGGACATGGCATTATTTCATTTCAATGGTATAAGGAGCTAATCTAATGTACAAAGTATCTATTTTTAGAAATGGAGCTGAGACAATTATCCATAATCCTTTTACCGATGGGAACAAAGTTCTGGCTGGTCAAATAAAACTTGAAATTAACAAAATTGGTCAATTTGATTTCAACTTTTTACCAGATAATGCCGGTTATAATAAAATTAAGCCATTTCTTACAATGGTCCAAGTATTAAATGTTAAGACAGGTAAAGAGCTTTTTTATGGCCGTATTTGCTCAGAGTCAAAGGATATGTCAGAGAATGGTGCTGTAGCTTACTCATACAATGCAAAAAGCGAGCTTGATTTTTTGAATGACAGCAGACAACGAAATGAGCGATACAATGGCACTAAATCAGGACTAATTCAAAAGTTTCTTAATTTCCATAATGCAAATGTTGAGGCCTATAAGGCTTTTTATTTAGGTAATATTACAGATTTTATTTCCGGAAATGATCATATTGAATGTGATATTGATGCAAGTAAGACAACATTTTCAGATATTTCAGAATTAATTTTAAGTAAATTCAATCTAGAAATTTTATTGAGAAAGGTAGATGGCAAGAGATATATTGATCTAGTTAATAAGATTGGCAGAGATAGTACTACTGCTATTAAATTAACTGTGAATATGTTAAAAAACACCCAAAAGATAAATCCTGAAGGTGTTGTTACTCGATTGATTCCAGTTGGTAAAAAAGATAATACTACTAATCAAGCCATTGATATATCTAGCGTTAACAATGGGAAAATATATATTGATCGTCAAGATTTAATTGATCAGTTCGGCATACGAATGGCAACACAAACATTTGACGAAGTAACTTCACCAAGTCAATTAAAAATTCTTGGCCAAAGCATCATGGATAGTCAAAAAGCAATTTCGTATCAGTATCAAGTTGAGGCAGTAAATCTTGCATACATCATGCCAGATCAGTTTGATGATTTTGAGGAAGGTAATACTTATCAGACCTCAAACCCAATTATGAATATCGATGAACGTTTGAGAATAGTATCTCGAATCATTGATATCGTAGATGTAACAAGGTCTAGGTTGACAATTGGAGAGAAATTCAAGTCAGCTGAAGAATGGCAATTGGAAACAATTAGACAACGTACTGAAAATCTTGTTACACAAGAAAATCTCAATTCGACTGTTGAAAATGTTACAAATACAGTAAACAGTTCCATTGCTAATACAAATGAATCTTTAAATGAGATTAAAACAAATCTTGACACTTCAACAGGTTCGACGCTTTTACTGCCAAACGATAAACAGAAACTTGATTGCATACTTATCACAAAGCAAATAAATATAGATGATTTATTGGCTAGAATTGAAATTTTAGAAGGGAAATAATGATGGGAATTGAAAATCATTTAAAAACAATTAAAGAAGGGGTTTTCGGACGCGATATAAGACAAGCCATCCATGACGGGTTAGAAGAGGCTTATCACGATGCATCACTCAATGGCAATGCAAACATGGAAGTATCTATTGCTAGAGGCGGCTTCGATAATTTAAGAGAAAGACTTGATTCTGTTGATGAAATAAATACTTCTATTAATGGAGATGTTAAGTTGTTAGATAATAAATTTAATAACTTAATCGCCACAGCTGGTAATGGCACGTTGCCGACCGAACTTATTGATATAAGGGTTGGATATGATGGGAGAAACTATAAAACTGCTGGCGAAGCAACAAGACAGCAATTCATAGGTTTAGATAATAAAATGTCAGAAATAAATAGTTTGATATCAGATACAGTTACACGTTTAAATCTACTATCTACAGTTAGCAAAGTTGTCATAGGAGAACTAGTGAGACATACTAATGATGGGTCTGACAATGCGATTTGGATTGATAGCGGTGTACGTAAGTACCTTTTTATCAAAATAGAGCCAAACACAACATACTTTTTTAACGTTATGACTACAAGTATTTCTCAAGCGGCATTTTTTGCCTCTGATGACATTAAAAGCGGATTAAAATACTTTACTAACATGGGTTTAAACCAGTGGAATACAACTGTCACATCACCAGCTAACGCTAATTATCTTGTTATAGAGGATTCTCCAAGCATCGCTCAGACTCGATTTTTTGGAACTGTCGATAACCACCAAAAATACTTGGAAAAAGGAGCAGACATAGTTTTAAACGTAAAAACAGATGTTAAAGATTATGTGACAATCGGAGCAAGTGGTGCAGACTTTAAAACAGTAAAAGACGGTTTTGCAGAAGCAATTAAACTTGGGCTTCCGGCTAAGATATTACCTGGTGTTTACGATTTGGTTGCTGAAGGCATATCTGGCAAGGGTTATGTTGCACCAAAAGTAGTATATGGTTACGGAGCTACATTGTTGTGTAATCTTCCATCTGAGGATTGGCTATTGTCTCCACTTAATATTCTTGCCGGCTCTACTGGATCAGAAATCCACGGGTTAACTATTATTGCTTCGAATTGTAGGTACTGTATACACGACGACATGGGTGTATCAGGCGGTGGTTATTCACCATTTTACAAAAACGTCTATAAAGATTTAGTATTGATTCACAACTCAGTTCCGTCATCTGTCTTACTCGCTCCTCAATGTATCGGAGGAGGGTTTGGAGATGAAGGCTACATTGAAGCTACTAACTGCGTGTTTGAGAGTAAGATGCACTCTGATGTCTCTTATCACTCAAAATCTGTCAATCCTAGCTCAGCACAACGCGGAAACTGTATAATGAAAGTTACAAATAGCAAATTTAAAAATAGACTTTCAGTCAGCAAAAACGGGACGTACACAAATTACATGAATGTTATTTATATCAGTTCATGCAAGCTCGGCAGTCAATTAGATACGTCAGTACAAGACAATATCAAAATTGAAGAGTGGAATAATACCATTAAATCTACGTAAAGGAGGTAACTATGTGACTGATTTTATTTACAGTGCAGTAGGTTTTGGAGTTGGAATCATGACGATATATAACATGTTTAACTCTAAGTCTATTAAACAAGCGACTGACATTACATTGCTACAGTCAGAAGTCGAACATCTAAAAGTAGATGCTAGACAACTAAATCGACGGATGGAGACAGTTGAACAACAAAACCAAACATTACAAGTTTTATCGGAGCAAATCAAAAATTTGACATCAGACATCAATGAGATTAAATCAACACTTAAGGGGAAATAATATGATTAATTGGAAAGTAAGAATTAAAAACAGAGCATTTTGGATTGCGATTATTCCAGCTGTTTTGTTAGTGATGCAAGCCGTAGCTGACGTCTTTGGTTATACGCTTGATTTGGGAGTCTTAGGTAACAAGCTACTTGCATTAGTTAATAGTGTTTTTGCAGTGCTTGTTATTGCAGGTATTGTCACAGATCCAACGACAAATGGGATGTCAGATAGTGCACAAGCATTGACTTATCACGAGCCAAAAAAACAGGAGTAAAACCATGAGAGTAATCACAAAATTAGCATTAGTAGTGGCAATTTCAATATTATATATTCCTTTTTCTGTGGTTGCTCTTATCGTTTATCCTTTTTTAAACAAGGAGAAACAATATGACAATAAATACTGAGCAAGCCATTGCCTGGATGTCTGTACGTCAAGGTAAGGTAAGCTATTCAATGGACTACCGTGATGGCCCTACCAGCTATGACTGTTCCAGCTCAGTCTATTATGCTCTCAGGTCAGCTGGCGCTAGTTCGGCTGGGTGGGCGGTCAATACTGAGTATATGCACGACTGGTTGATTAAAAACGGCTATGAGCTTATTGCTGAAAATGTTGACTGGGAAGCAAAACGAAACGATATTGCTATTTGGGGAGAAAGAGGATACTCAAGTGGAGCTGGGGGTCATGTTGTAATGTTCATAGATGCAGACAATATTATTCACTGTAACTGGGCACGCAACGGCATTACAATTGATAACTACAATGCCACGGCTGCTGCAAGTGGCTGGATGTATTGCTATGTTTACCGCTTGAAAGGCGGTGAAACAAGTTCAACATCCGAAAAAAGTCTTGATACATTGGTTAAAGAGACCTTGGCAGGTACCTACGGTAATGGTGATCAACGTAAAGCAGCGCTTGGCAATCAATACGAGGCTGTTATGGCAGTCATCAACGGCAAAGCTACGACAAGCCAAAAAACTGTTGATGAACTTGCTCAAGAGGTAATCGCTGGCAAGCATGGCAACGGTGAAACTCGTAAGAAGTCACTTGGCAATCAATACGAGGCAGTACAAAAGCGTGTCACTGAATTGCTCAAAAAACAGTCCTCTGAGCCGTCCAATGCTCAAGAAGTAAAACAGCCCACGGAAACCAAAACAAGCAAAACTGAGCCAACTGGAAAAGCTACAGTAAGCAAAGAAGATGGTGACCTATCTTTCAATGGTGCTATCTTGAAAAAATCGGTGCTAGACAATATTCTTGCTAACTGTAAAAAGCATGACATCCTTCCGAGTTATGCTCTGACCATTCTTCACTATGAAGGTCTTTGGGGTACTTCAGCCGTAGGCAAGACAGACAACAACTGGGGTGGTATGACATGGACTGGCCAAGGACAGCGTCCAAGCGGTGTGACAGTCACACAGGGTTCAGCACGTCCTAGCAATGAGGGCGGTCACTATATGCACTATGCAAGTGTGGATGACTTCCTGACAGACTGGTTCTACTTGTTGCGCTCAGGCGGTTCTTACAAGGTAAGTGGTACTAAGACCTTCTCAGAAGCTGTCAAGGGTATGTTTAAGACTGGTGGCGCTGTCTATGATTATGCTGCAAGCGGATTTGATAGCTACATTGTCGGAGCTTCTAGCCGTTTGAAAGCCATTGAGACTGAAAATGGTTCACTGGACAAGTTTGATAAAGCTACCGACATTGGTGACGGTAGCAAAGACAAGATTGACATTACCATTGAAGGTATTGAAGTTACCATCAACGGTATCACTTATGAACTGACGAAAAAGCCAGTTTAGTTTAGAAATATGATAAGACAAAATAAGCCCTCAGCAATCGCTGGGGGCTGTTTTTTCGTTATAACGGACTTTCTTCAAAATGTCGGTTATAATAGACTTTGGTTTTTAGACTATTATAGTATTCAGTTATCTTGATAACTTTATCAAAAGACATTCCACCAATATCAGTCCGCCCTTTGACATAGTTTGCCAGTGTTTGCTCTGATATTCCTGTGACCTGTGCTATTTGATAACGTGAGTGACTTTGGATGAAATTCATCATTTCTTCCTTAGATAATACTTCAATCAT